GATCAGGCTAGCCGTGTCATTGAGCGCGTTGGCAACAAGATCGACGCGATCGGCAAGAAGATGGAGGCTGCCAATCGGGCCGAGAAAGCCATCCGCCAGACCCAGCTTGCCGAAGCGGCAGCCGCTTCCAAGGCGCAAAAAACGAAGGCCATGTTGATTGGCGCCGGCACGGTCGCTGCCTATGCGGCAGCACGGGGCGCAAAAGAGGCCTTCGTCAATTTCGCCGAGCTTGAACGGCGGATGACCCGTGTCGGCAATACGGCTGGCGTCAGTCGCGAGGAGATTGGCAAGGCAACGGATGCGCTGTTCGATATGGCGCAAAAGACGGCCATGCCGTTCGATCAAGCGGTAGAGGGGCTAGACGCGCTGGTTGCGAGCGGCAAGAGCCTGGATGAAGCGCTGTCGTTTCTGCCATCTGTGCTGAAAGTGGCGCAAGCGACGGGAGCCGAGACGGCCGACTTGGCGCAGGTGGCGACATCTTTCTCCAATGCCATGGGGATTGGTGCGGCCGATATGGAAAAAGCCTTCAATGCCGCCGCACAGGCCGGTAACCTCGGTGCTTTCGAGCTGAAGGATATGGCGCGCGAACTGCCGTCGATACTGCCTTTGATGCACCAGCTGGGCTATTCAGGCATTGAAGGCGTACAGCGCGCGACCGCCATGCTTCAAACGACAATGAAGGGCGCGGGAACTGCCGAGGAGGCGGCAACAAACCTGCGAAACGTTCTCCTGAAGATGGAGAACCCACAGACCACGAAGTATTTCAAGAAGACCTACGGTATCGATCTGCCGAAGTACCTTGATGAGGCCGTCAAAAAAGGCAAAGACAGGGTTGAAACATATATCGAACTTGCGACCAAACTAGCGAAGGGTTCGACGACGGCTTGGCAGGCGATGATGCCAGACCAGCAATTCAATCTGGGCGCTACTGCGTTGCGTGATAATATTGAGCTGTTGCGTCAGTATATTAAGGAACTTCACGGTGGGGCCGACGTCGTCTCGGAACAATTCAACAAGGTTATGGCTGACACTCAGGCCAAAATTGACAAGCTGAACAACTCTTGGGGAGTCTTCACGAGGTCTCTGGGTGCGACTGTGGCGTCGATCGGCGTCACCGAGCAACTCGACGCGCTGTCGCAAGACCTTCAGGATATCACCAAACTGGCTGATGCGTGGAAGGGCGGCAAGGATACTGGGGACGCGTGGAATAACATCGAGGTTCATAGTGACTCTCGGAAGTTTCCTGGTGCCAAGGCGTATGCAGACGAGTATCGCAAACTGACCGGCAAGGAGCCACCATCATCGGCGCTCGACCCCTTCAAGGGTAGTCTTCCGGAACGCTTCGGTTTTATGAGTGACGAACGACAAAAAGAGCTTGAGGATACTGCTCGCCGACAAGCGCAAGCTGCTGCCCTAGTGCCTCAATATCGCATGAGGGCAGATACCGGCATGCTTCCGGTTGGTTTTTCCTCCTATCACAGGGGGCCAGACGCAACCATGGAGGTTCCCGGTGGGGTGCTCCCACTGACGTCTACGCAGTTTTCAGGGACAGCGCAGTACGACCCCTTGAGCGATCCGGGCGCCATGCTGCCAGGAGCGTTCCCAAAAACCGATCTGTCGTCGTTTGATGAAATCCAGGGACGGTTTGGCGAGTTGACGACTGAACTGGTCAACAACATGGCGAATGCGCACCGAGAGGTCGTCAACGAACTCGACAAGATGGCGAAGGACATGGTCCAGATCGTAGGCGGCATTGTGCTACCGCCGATCAAGGTTCCCCTTCAGCAAACGGGCCAGCTCGCCCGGGTGAACCCGGGCGTTTCCATGCCGGACCAGTGAGGGCAAGATGGCTTTTCTCGACGGCTTTCTGCCCGCCTCGTTTCGCGGCGTGCCGTTCCGCGTCGCCGACGAGAGCGGCCCTGGCGGTCGGCGGATCGTCATCCACAACATCGTCGGCGGCGAAGCACCGGTTACCGAGGATTTCGGTTCAAAGGAACAGCGCTACACGGTGACGGCCTATGTGGCGGGCTCGCTGGCCACGGCCGCAGGGCTGGCGCTGCGCGCGGCGCTGAAGCAGCCGGGACCGGGCTTGTTGGTGCTACCCTGGCAAGGCGCTGTGCAGGCGCATGTCGAAGACTTCGACCCCAGCCGATCGAAGGACGTGAACGGCTACATCGGCTTCGACATCACCTTCGTCGAGGCGGGCTCTGGTGCGTTGTTCGGCCGGGTGCCGGCGATCAGCGAGATCGGCGCGCTGATGCTGACCGGCATTTCTCTGGTGGCCGGCCTTGCGGCGGCGGCCATCGACGCTTTCGGAGGCGCCGCAGGCGATGAGATCGACGCGGCCTCGGAAGGCGTGGCGACGTTGGAAGCGCTGCGCACCGAGGCCGGAATTACCGGCGACGCGGCCGACGATCTGGCCGGGCGCATCGAGGATCTCGCGGTGGGCGACTTTGCCGCCGGGCCCGAGGCCTGGCTGGCAGCCGCCGGCGATATCGCCAGGGATCTGGCGAGGGAAGCCGACACATCGACAGCGGTGACGTTCCGGACCTATGCGCTTGCCGCCGATACCTCGACGGTGACCGGCACCGCGATGGCCAGCCTGATCGGGTCGGCGGCGGCCATGGTGACGGCCGGCGCCGACTATGCTGCCCGGCAGGATGCCGTGGCGGCACGATCCTCGCTGGCCGACATGGCCGATACGGCCCGCGAGGCGGTTGCCACGCTCGGTTATGCGGCGGCCGAATGGTATGGCGGCCTGATCGGCGCGGCGCTCGACGCCATGAGCCGCGACGCCGCCAACCTGAAGCCGCTGGTGCGGGTGGAAACCGGCCTGTCGCTGCCGTCGTCCCTGGTGGCCTGGAAGCTCTATGGCGATCCGGCCCGTGCCGGAGAACTGGTGGCGCGCAACAAGGTGGCGACGGCGTGCTTCATGCCGGCGGCTTTGACGGCCGTCGCTCCAGACTGAGGACGAAATGGCCGCAATGCTGGAAACCGTGACGGTGACGATCGGCGGCAAGATGTTCACCGCCTGGTCGGAGCTGGCCATTTCTGCCGGGGCCGAAAAGGCGGTACGGCAAGCGAGGTTGACCATTCCGATTTCGGCGGTCAAGCAATTTGCCGTAGGCGACGAGGCGGTCATTACCGCCGGCGGCGAGCCGATCGTGACGGGCTTCGTGCGGGATCGCGATCGGCAGATCGATGAGGACGATGCCTCGGGAACCATCACGGTGGTTTCGAAGACCGCCGATGCCACCGAAAGCTCGATCGAGCACGACACCGGCCACATCGACGACGCGACGCTGGACAAGATCGCCAAGGAGTTCGGCAAGGACTTCGTCATCATCGACAAGCGAAAGTCGAAGGGGAAGCCGGCGCCGCACCAGATCGTGCCGGCCGAGACGCTGCACAAGACGCTGGAGCGGGTCGCGCGCCGGCAGGGCGTGTTGATCTACGACAACGGCGACGGCGCCATCGTGCTGGCGGACAAGCCGGAAGGCACGCATGCGGGAAGCTTGGTCGAGGGCGTCAATTTCAAGACGGCTTCGGTGAGCGAAACAGAGTCCGGGCGCTATGCCAAGACGGTGGTGCGCGGCCAGTCGAGCAAGGGCCATGGCGCCGGCGCCCTGCGCATCGAGGGTGTGGCGATGGATAGCTCGGTGCGCAAGCATCGGACGCGCATTCTTCTGCATGAGGGCGATGCCACATCTTACGATCTCAAGAAACGGGCCGAGTGGCAGGCGCGCCGCGATGCCGGCAAGGGGCTCAGGATGTCGGCCGCCGCGCCTGGCTGGCGCGACGCCAATGGGCGGTTGTGGTCGCCCAACTGGCTGGTGCAGGTGACCAGCGACCGACTGGATATCGACCAACTGATGGCCATTTCCAGCGTGGCGTACTCGCAGGACGACAGCGGCGGCACCAAAGCCATGCTGTCGCTGGTCGATCCGCGCGCCTTTGGCGACAAGGACCCCAAGGGCAAGAAGAAGTCTAGGGTTGCCGAACCGAAGGGCGAAGTGGTGGTGGTGGAATGAGCTCGCCGATTGTCCGCTTCGTAGTGACCGCCGTCGAGGAAAAGGGCGGGCTGCAATATATCTCCGGCCGATCGCTGGCCGGCGAGTACCTGCCCAAGGTGTTGCACCTCGAGGCGCACGGGATGAGCGGATCGCCGCCGCTCGGCTCGATCGGCCTTGCGATGCCGATGGGGTCGAACCGCGACCAGATGGTTTGCATCGGCCTGGAAAGCCCCGGCAAGCGGCCGACCGGCCTCGGCGCCGGGCATGCCGTGCTCTACGACGCCGACGGCAACCAGATCTACATCGGCAACAGCAAGATCACCATCACGGCGCCCGATGTCGAGATCCATGGAAACCTGAAGGTGATCGGCGGCGGCGTGACGAACGACGGCGTCAACATCGGCAAAACGCACGTGCACGGCGGTGTCGTGGCTGGTGGCGACGACACTGCCACCCCGCATTAAGAGGGCGAGATGAGCATCCGCATCATTCCGATCGCCCTCGATGGCGACGACACGCTGCTGACGCCGGATATCGTCTGGGACGGCGTCGTGGGCGATTTCGCCATGGCCGGCGCCGACGAGGGCGACAACGCCGACGGACTGAGGGCCAAGGCGGCGCTGGCAACCGCCGTGCTGATGCAGCTGATGACCGACTGCGCGGCGGACGAAAGCGAGCTGCGCGAAGGCGACGAGCAGCGCGGCTGGCCGGGCGACGGCATCAGCATGGCCGACGGCGAGACGCCGGACGTGATCGGCTCGAAGCTATGGCTGTTGCGGCGGCGATCGCTCACCGAGGCGGAGACGCCGCTTCTGGCCAAACGATGGGCCGAGGATGCGCTGCAGCCGCTGGTGGACGAGGGCGTGGCGGCCGGGTTCACCGTGACCGTGACGGCCAAGCCGACCGAAAACCGCATGGACATCGACGTGACGGTGACCAACCGCAGCGGCGCCGACGCCGTGAAACAGAAGTTCGCGATCCTCTGGGAGCAGATCCGTGGCCTACACAAGCCCCTCGCTCAATAGCCTGGCGCGCTCCGCCTGGGCGGCGATCCGCACCTACCTGCGCGGCTCGGACGCGATGCCCAAGAAGAACGTGCTGGTGGTGCTGGCGAAAGCCTGGGCGCTGGTGCTGTCGGACGTCTACCGCCGCATCGAATGGACCTTCAAGCAGATCTTCGCCTCGACGGCCGATGAGGACGTGTTGGAGAAGATCCACGGCTATGAGGAGAACGTGGTCCGCAAGGCGGCGAGCCGGGCGAGCGGCACGATCACCGGCACGGCCGAGCCCGCCGAGAGCTTTCCGGCCGGCGTCCGCTTCCTGTCCGGCTCGATCGGCTATGTATCGACCGCGACCGCGACGGCCGACGGTGGCGGTGCCATCAGCTTCAGCGTGCGGGCCGAGGTGGCGGGCGCTGCCTCGAACCTCGAAGCCGGCGCCAGCCTGACGCTGGCCGACCCTGGCAGTTACCTGACGCTCGGAACCGAGTTCACGGTGGCGGCCGGAGGCGTTGCCGGCGGCACCGACCGCGAGGGCGTCGAGGACTATCGCGCCCGCATTCTCGACAAGAAGCGGCGGCCGCCGCAGGGTGGCGCGCTTTCCGACTATGAGCAGTGGGCGATGGAGGTGCCTGGCGTGGCCGCCGCCTGGGCGGCGCGCACCGTCAACTCGCCGGGCACCGTGACCATCTGGATCATCATGGACGGCCGCGAGGATGGCATTCCGACCGTGGATGACGTCGCCGCCGTTCAAGACTATATCGACAGCCTGAGGCGGATCGGCACCGACATATCCGTGGTGGCTCCGGTGCCGCAGACGGTGAATGTGACGGTGACCGGCCTGACGCCCAACACGGCTTCGGTGCGGGAAGCGGTGGCGGAGAAGTTGGCGGCGCTGTTCGCGCCGGATGCCGATGGCGCCAGCCCACGCGGCCGCATGCGGCCCGGGATGGCCGACGACAGCTTCATCCTCTCCAAGAGCTGGATCGGCGAAGCGGTGAGCCAGGCGACCGGCGAGCGGCGGCATGTGCTGACATCACCGAGCGCCGACGTGACCTTCATCGCCGGGCACTATCCGGTGCTCGGCACCATCACCTACGCCTGA